TGTGCCATATTATAATTAATTTTAAATACATAAATATCTTTAAGTTTTATTCAAAATAACTGTATTATGATAGTCTTATATTCTTCGTGTTTTATTTTTATTTTTATTATTATTATTATTATATTTACCTTTCTTTTTATCAAAATTTACATGTATGATTTTTTTAGTTATATTATTATTATTATTATTATTATTATTATGCGAACATCTTTCTTTTTCATAATAAATAAAAAAAAGTGAATTCAAATCTTGAAAAATAGTAATAGTATCAGTAAATATAATATCAGTTAAATACCTTTCAGGAATAAAAAATTTATTATCATTATCATAATGACCCTCTATAAAACTATTTACATCTTCTGAATCAATGCACGGATTATATCGATAGAGAGAATTTAATTTATATTTTTTTGAATTATTCTTCATATATTTTTCTTGGCGTTTTTTAATTAAAGTCACTAATTGGTCTTTTGTAATTATTCCATCTTTCTCTAAGAAATAAGGTTCTTTTGAAATACTTTCTAATTCTTTTTCTTTGTTCACATAGAGAAAAAAAAGAGTTATACTAACTACTTTTTCTTTATAAAAATCATTATATTCGTTTTCTTCTTCTTTGAAATTAGTTACCCATGATTCATCTATTGTTTCGTTATCTTCGTTATCGTTGTTTGTATCATTCTCGTTAATTATTTTATTATCAATATGTATCATTATATATGAAAAATGATTAAATATGTCGTACTAAATTATAATTATATTATCAAAACAATAATTTAAACTTATTTATTTTATTAGTAATTCAGGTATAATTTTTTTACTTTTATACACAATTTTTTATCCAATGAATTTATAAAAAATTATTTAATTATGGGAAAAATCATAAGATCTAAATCATATTAATTGTGACATATTAATATTATTTGAAATATATTATAAATTTTTGTTTATTGTATTTGGTAATCCATGACCAAATAAAATCATATACATCAAAATCAAAGACGCCAAAAGAATACTTCTGTTTTCAGCAACAATTTTTGTTTGACCAAGTATAAAAAACATAAAAAGGTATAATAAAATACCAATTATTAAAGAATGTAATACCATTGTTAGACCAGTTTCCATTCTTTATATAGTACTGTTATATATTTTTTTCTATAACAGTAATTATAACCTAATTTTAGATTATTAAAAAATTATTTATATATTAATAAAAAAACTTATTAAATTTTAAAATGACAATTTCAAAAAAAAAACAAAAGTTAAATCTAAATATAAAGTTAAATCTAAATATAAATCCAAAACTAAAAAAGTAATAAATGAATTTAATATTATAGGCAATAATGTATTAATATTTATTTCGTTGGTAGTTCGGGTATTTCTTTGGATTGTTCTGCTTCTAAATCACTATTCACATACTCACTATCACTATCACTATTAATATCACTGTTATTATCATAATCTATATCATTTTGAGAGTTCTCATCGCTAACATTAATATATTTTCTTCGACGACTTACTGAATCTAACTTTTCTTTAATTGTAGGTTCATTATAATAAGGAGATAAACTGCCCAAATGGTCAATCTCGCGGTCTCGGTCCCATTGCTCACGAGCAATCATATATTTTAGAATTAACCTATCATGTTTTAACGTTTCTCTAATAAATGCTTTTTCTAAATAATCATTTAGTCGTTCTTTTCCATACTTATATTCAATGTTACCATTATGTCTACGAATGTAGACCCATCCTGGTAGAATATCATTATCATTTTCTTGATATGATGTTTTTGACTCTTTATTATTATCTGATTTTGAGTTTTTAATCGCTGATGAGAAATTTGTAGTTGTTGTTGCTGATGTTCTTTCTTTATTATTAACACCCAATGAATTCCCAATTGTCGGGAATGATTCTTTAATTACTTCATTCGTTAAATTAAATGTTTTTTCTTTTTTATTTAGTCTAGTATTAAGTGTTTGTTGCATTGGTTTATTATTATTATTATTTGGGTTTTTATTACGTTGAACAGGTGGTATATATTTTGATGACGACATTTTAAGAAGTAATTTAGTATAAACTTAATTATAGAATGACTATCTATATACTTATATCTTTTAATATATTGTTTTATTTATATTCAATTTTCAGGTTATCTCATGTTATTTCAGGTTGTTATTATTATTAAAATTGATTTTATGAAATATCATTATTAGATATGTATTAATTAGTTATATATATATAAATTATGGATTCAATTACTAACACTAATATAGAAAAAATAAAAAAATTAGAAAAAGAAGTATTACATATAATCATTAATCCGCGAATAGATAGTCTTTGTATTCCTCGTATAATTATAAATGATGTTATTACTCCATTTTATATAAAAAAAATATTTGAAAAACTATTGGGTGAAAAATCGATCGGAAAAATAGATTTAGTGAAAAATAATAATGAACCGAAATTTCATCGTGTATTTATAAAAATTAATTATTGGGGTTCAACTGAAAAAGTCCAACATATTCGGGAACGATTACAGGGCGGCAATCAATTAAAAATAGTTTATGAAGAACCATACTTTTGGCGTTGTTCAATTAGCAGAACTTTTCCGATGGGAAGAACAATACATAATTAATTTATGTAATTATAATTGGATAATTTGATTATTTTTATTTATAGTATTGTATATTATTATATTACTATACTATATTATTATGTCTATTGTTGCAATGAAACGGAAATCACGAGGTGCGAATAAACCGGTTTCTAGTGGTGTTTTTTCATTAAACGGAGGATACAGGACTGTTGGAATTATGGGACAAACGAATCTTATGCGCTCCCATAAAAGTTGTTGTTCAAATGACACATCTGTTATTAAAACATCTACGAAAAATACAGCAGGTCATATTTCGTCTGCTTTTACACATCCTATATGTCTTGATGGCATATGCCCTGAGATTTTTGTGAAAAGTTATACACCAGAAAATCAAAGTCAAAGTATTTATATTGAGAATTTAGTGAAAAAGATTCATAGAGATTGTTCTGGAACTACCGTAGATAATGCTCTTGTAGACGGATGTGCTGATGGATGTAATCATTCTGTCTATATCGGCAGTCGTAAAATATTACGAAATCATTATACCAAAGATTTAAATCATGACATGAGTTCCGAAGAATACATGCGAACACGATTAATGAAGAATAATTGTTTGCCTTTACGAGATGTTGATATTCCTGAATCTAAAAAATGGATTAATAATGGGGGATGTAGTACTTGAAAAGTTGGTAGAATGATATTGATTTAAGTATAATTATTAAATTTATATATATTATCAGTCAAACGTTAGTGGAATTGTGTGAAAATAATAATATTTATAATATAAAAACTTTTGAAGAATGGGTAAATAAAATATTTAATAACAAAAAATTATTAAGTAATCCTAATATACATACAGATAAATATTATGTTCACTCATATATGCCTGTTTATGAAATGTTATTTAAGGACTATAGAGAGAAAAACATAAATTTTCTTGAAATTGGTGTACAAAATGAAAATTCATTAGAACTTTTTAAATACTAATGAATTTTCATATAAAGATAAATTTATCTTTATCTTTATCTTTATATGAAAACATTAGTATTATATGTATTTCATGAGTATAATATTCGTGTAGAACAATTTATAAAAAATGCTATTTTTTTTGATGATAATATAGATTTTATTGTTATATCTAATAATAAAAATAATAAATTTGTAGTTCCTCCATATGTTAATGTTTTATTAAGAGATAATATAGGATATGATTTTGGTGGATGGAGTGATGCATTATTAACAAATAATTTATATATGAATTATGATAATTTTATTATAGTAAATTCATCTGTTATTGGACCATTTATTCATCCTAAATTTAAAGGAAAATGGACTGATATATATCTAAACGGATTACAAAATAACATTAAGTTATTTGGTTCTACAATAAATACGTGTAATGACCCTTTAAATAAATCTCACATTCAAAGTTATATTTGTTGTATGAATAAATTTACATTAGAATATTTAATTGAATGTGAAATATTTAGTATGACAAATTATGCTAAAACTTATAATGAAGCGGTTTGGAATAAAGAGGTTCTAATGTCTAGAAAAATAATTGAAAAAGGTTGGAATATAGGTTGTTTGTTAAATTATTATAAAGATGTTGATTTCACATTTATTAGTAAAGCACCTAGTCATTATTCTAAACATTTTTTAAATGATATAATGTATCCAAAATATATGAACAAACTATGGAATGTATATGAATTGGTATTCATAAAAGGAAATAGAGAATAAAATGTATAATAATATTAAATGTATAATTATTATTATTATATGGATAAACAATATGAACCACAATGGTCTAATTATTTGAACCAATTTGATATTTCTAATAATTATTTTAACAAAATATCATTAGATACCGATAAATTTTGTGTAATAGTAGAACCCAGAATTCACGCAAATTTAATATTGGTAATTAAAAATTTTATGTATTTATTACAAAATAAAAATTGGGGATTAATCATTTTTCATAGCAGTAAAAATAAAAATTATTTGAAAACAAAATTACATGGAATATCAAACATTATTTTTATCAATATAACAGAAGATAATTTAAATATAATGCAATATAATCAATTATTATTTTCTACACAATTTTGGAACATTTTAAAATCATATAAATGTAAACATGCTTTAATTTTTCAAACAGATACATTATTATTAAATGATAATATAGATGATTTTATAAATTATGATTATATAGGAGCACCGTGGAGCAAACAACTACAATGGAAAAAAGATATTTTTTCAAATATAAATATAGGAAATGGCGGTTTATCATTAAGAAATGTTGATAAAATGATTAAAATATTAGAAACTTATCCAAATAACATTATGATGAGATTTAATGAAGATGCATATTTTAGTTATTTTTGTGTTAAAGAAAAATATAATATTCCTTCAATTGAACATGCTATGAAGTTTTCTGTTGAAACAATTTATTATGAAAATCCTTGTGGAGTTCATAAACCATTATTATATATCTTTCCAAATAGGGAATCCTATATTAAATTACTTAGTAAAAGGTTTAATTTAAATTATAATTAATGTTTTTTATTTATGATATACGATTAAAATCTCTTTCAACAATTTTATAACATTCTTTATACAATTTTTCCATATTACTTTTTTCCTCTATTCTAAAGTTAGGATCATTGTTTATAGTATACCTTTCTGACCCACCTTGATTTAAAGATAAATGTTTTTTTAACGGAAAAAATTTATTCATTTTTTTATAAATGTAATTTATCCAATCATCGCAAAACCAATTTATTATTTCTTCCGGAAAAAAATAACCAAATAATTCATAATGTTTTCTTGAAACAAAACTTTGAGTTATTATTCTAGAATTATTATTCATTGGTCCTGTTAATCCTATATTATTATTTATTTTTAATATTTCTATACAATCTGTTACCCAACCTTTTGTTTTAAATTCAATATCATCGCCGCATTGATAAAAATAATCACATTTATCATCTAACGCTTTTTTGTAAATACGGTTCCACATCATGGTTAAATGCCCTTTTTTAATGTTATCCATATATAAATACTGAAAATCTATATTAGTAAATTCTCTTTTTAAATTATTTAATCCATTTTTTGTTTCTTGATTATCGAATATTTTATCACCACGATCAATCCCAATATAAAAAATATAATTATTTTTTTTTTCAATTTCTGTTAAGGATAAAAGTAATGTCTTTATTGTATAATTATATAGATATGTCTCTTTATAATTTTTCCACACACGACCATTTGATGTTGTTGGAATAAGTAATCCAACTTTCATTATATTATATTTATTATTTATAATTATTATATTCTTATAATTATTATATTTATATCATATAATATAATAATTATTTTTCTCCTCATTATAATAATTTATTAAACGATAGAATAATTAATATTGAGGTTAATTATACGCATGACCAAAATTCAAAAAAATTCGGGTGTTGAATTAGTAAATAATATATATAATATAATAGATAATTACTTGAATTATTTATTTATAACTAATACCTGAAAATATAAATATTTTTATTTATATTTTATTTAATTACAAAACCCCTCCTCTATAATTAATTTTAATTAATCATCATCCCTCATTAAATTACGTTCTTTTACTACACTTTCTAATACCATATGACGAGTATCAAGGCGTTTCATATATTCTAATAAAGCATGTGTATCTTTTGGAAAACATGCCCCTCCATAACTTAATTTACCATCAGGACCTGGGACACTTGTATGGTGCGGCGTGATCCATTTATTTTTTAACATAATATCTTTTACATTATCATAACTAATATTCATTTTTTCACATAATAAATAGATTTCATTAAAAAATTGTATTTTTACTGAATAAAAACTATTTACACATATTTTCATTGTTTCACTTTCATCACTTGTGCATTTTGTAATTTCTGCTATTGGATAATATAATGAAAAAAAATTATCAACATAATTTAAATTAGCATCTGTACAATTTTTACTTTTACCCAATACAACATGTATTTGATTATGAAAATCATTGGTTGCTGTACGTGCTGTAAGAAATTCAGGATTATGAATTAATTGTAAATTCGGATATTTATCACATAAATTATTTGTAGTTTGTGGTTCAACGGTAGATTTTAAAATAATAATTCCATGATATTTATTTTCATGTAAAAAAGAACATACTTCATAAATCGCATCCTTATCATACATATGTTGTGTTTTATCAAATATAGTTGGTAAACACAAAAATATCATTTTTGTATTTAAACAATTATCAATATCACCCATATTTACATCCTTTTTGTATTTATCATGACAAAACACCTGTATACCTTTATCTTTAAAACTATTTAAACATGCTCCTCCTACAAACCCAACACCTATAATAGATACATCATATACCATATAATAAATATATAATATATATATATATATTTATTAGTTTTTACGTGATTTAATTACTATTTCTTTATTGTGCGCTATATTTTACATTTATTTTTCAACATATAGGAAAACATTTATTTTCTTATAGAAACATTATTTATCATCATTGTTTTCCTTTTTTTGTAGTATTATTTTTTTGTGTTCCACAACTTCTTTGCGTCTTTTTCCCTATTATAAAATATAATCATAATTTATTATTTATTATTTAAATTAATCTATTCATTATAAATGAATCATGACCTATCTCAAAATGCAATAACACTTGATATTCATAATAATTTCGAACTTGATGTTGTTGTTCATGATAATGTTCGCAATGATAATGAGGTTGTTTCACAAGAAAATAATAATAAATCACATAACTCTTTTTCAAATTCACAACCAGTCGGTCCTAATACATTTATTCCTTTAACGAAAGTTACGCAATTAACATCTTTATCACATAGTATAGAACACGTCGCACCACACAGTGATGATATAAACGATAGTTGGTGTGGTAGTGACCCAAGTGATACTGATTATAATGAGAGTGAGTTTGATGAACATGACAATAACCGCAAAGAAAATAACCGCAAAGAAAATAACCGGAAAGAAAATAACCGGAAAGAAAATGAAAGTAATAGTTCAGTAGAGAATAGTAATATAAACATGAATAGAGTAAAATATAAAAAAATATCTTATAATGAAGTCAAAATCCAATTTAATAAATCATATGAACAAGATACAGTTCACCGATATTCTTCCGCCTTAGATATTCTCGCCAGTTATTTAAAGGGTCAAAAAACAATTTACATGGAATCACGGTCACATAGTGTTATTATGCTTAATTTCTTAATGTTGCCTGCTATTTTTTTATCCGCTTTGGTGAGTGTTATTCAGGAACCTCTTAGTAATAACAATCACGGTAATATAATTATTTCAAGTATTTCTGTATTTGTCGCCTTTATTTTATCTATTATTAACTATTTGAAACTCGATGCCGCATCCGAAGCCCATAAAATATCATCACATAAATACGATAAACTACAAACTTATGTTGAATTCCAGTCAGGACAAGTCCTCCTTTTCAGCGACCCGTTACTAACATCCGACAATGTCTTACGCCAATTACAAGAACAAAAACAACTTTTAAAATCTACATGTAATGAAGAAACATCTGAAAAACGCAAGAAATGGATTATCAAAGAAACTCGTATTTATACAAATACTTTATTTACCAAACGACAAGAAATAGAACGAAATTTTATTAAAGAAATGGCGCAAAATATTAAAAGCATTGAAGAAAAAATATCCGAAATTAAAGAAACAAATCAATTCCTCATTCCACGCACGATCCGTTATAAATATCCAATTATTTATAATACCAATGTTTTTTCTATTATAAAAAAAATAGATGATTATAAATCTAAAACTCTTACTAGTCTTAAAAATTTGAAAAATGAATTGAGGTTTTTAAATGCCTTACATAAAAAAGTAAATTATAATATTAATCAAATTCATAATGTAAGATATTCTTTTTTATTTAAACAGAAAAAAAATATTATCCATACTTTACTTTTTTTAAATACCGCATTTTCAATGATCGACCGAATGTTCCAACAAGAAATAATTAATGGAAAACTTCGTCAAAAACATTGGATACGCTTTAAATTAAATGAATTTACAAAAATATGTTATTCTTTTTGTCGCTGTTGTTGTCACTGTTGTTTTGGTAGTAGCATGAGTAATAATAATATTAACGATAATAATAATATAAATAATAATAAATCTCAATCAAATTATTTGTGTAATTCTTTTTTGCCACATAATTATATTGACCCTGAAAAAAGTGGTGGAAATATATTGGAAAAATTAATGGGGTTTGATAAACATTTGGATACAATGGATGAAGATTTTAATGATTTTTATAAAGAAAATATGAGAATGAACAATATGAACAATATGAACAATATGAACAATAT